AGGAGTAGTACTTACTGGTACTAGCAACTGTTAGTATCATGAGTTCATGACAGTAATGGCCCCATACACTATTAGTGATGATGTCAATCATTAACTATCAGTACTGTTCTTCTAACTTCGCACCAGCTTTGGTAACTGGGTTCTGTGAATTAGTTGCACCTCTTGCGGATACATTTTCGAATGTACCTCTTGAAACCACAACCATGTAGTTCCATGAAGTATGTCCACTTTGTACCAGGATAATGGGTTAACCACCACCTAGAGTACTAAAGGGCCCATAATAGAGTAATCACTTATGCATTACATATAATCGCAATTATGATATATTTCGCACATTAAGGGGGTTAACCCTTTCCGTGTAATATATGCAGTCTTTTGACTGTTTGCGAAACGTGTAATGAGTGATACTGCTATACATTCAATTCAAATAACATGAAAACAAGATCATATTACTTGAATATTATGCAGTTCGCGAAGAGGCAAAGTCACCAACCTAAAGTATGACTGAGATCATTTGAAATCAATCATTACTGAAGAGTGGTGATTTGAGCATTGCGAATGGGAGAGTATGTGGAACCTCTTAACTTCACTAGAAATAAGGTCAAGTTCCTCCTGAATAAATCAGGGAGAAAGTTTACACATCTTTATTTGAAAGAGTGTGTTAGACTTTTGATCAAATTTCTTGCTGGTCAAGGGGAACCCAAGTTCCTTGGAAAAGGAATCTTGGTTTCCAGAGACTATCGTGGTATCCCTCATATAATAAGTTCCAAGATCAGGAATCTTCCTGATTTTAAGAACGAACGTATGTTGGTGGTAACCCTCCTAACGTTGCTCTGTATTTATCGGTTAATAGATTATAAAGTAAAGCCGGACTTAGAGACTATAGAAAAGTCTTTTGCAGGAAAGATTAAAACCTTCCCTGTAAATCTAGCGCTTAATGATTTATTACCAAAGAATACTACTCTGAAACTAACTAAACCAAGGTTAATCAAACTTGAAACAGCTGGGCCTAATGCATGTAAAAGTGCATGAAGTTCCAGTATTGACTCACTAGCTTTTATCCATGAACCGTTGTTATTATTTCAACTTTTCATGTTTAATTGACAGTGTGGTCAACAGTTCTTCGTTTGATGAATTCTTGCCCTAATGGTCATTGCTTCTCCTCTCTATCTAGTATTTCTACTATTTAAAGATTTGAGGCGGTTACATATAGGTAAACTATCAGTAGTGCGAGATGTTGCTGGAAAAGCCAGAATAGTTGCAATAACTAACTGGTGAATCCAAGCTTCATTCAAGCCTCTGCATGATGGTATATTTAATTTGTTAAAGCGTATAGACCAAGACGGTACGTTTGACCAGGAAGCTCCGCTTAATTTATTATTAAGTAGGACTAAACCTAATCAAACATTCTACTGTTTTGATCTGAGCGCGGCGACGGATAGATTACCATTAGACGTTCAAAGGGATATAATTAATATACTTAGACCTGGTCTTGGTACTAATTGATTTAATGTTATTAAATTGATTAAATACTGATTCCAGGGAAGATATGTTAATTATTCTGTCGGACAGCCTATGGGTGCATACACTTCATTTGCGATGTTAGCTCTAACTCACCATGTCATTATTAGACATGCAGCTATACAAGCTGGGTTGCGTCATTTCAAAGATTACGCAGTTCTGGGAGACGATCTTATCATTGCTAATGATGATGTTGCTACTCACTATTTAGAAGTCTGTAAAGACTTAGGGGTTGAAATCAACCTCTCAAAATCGATCAT